TACAAATCTCGTTTAGCTGTTGTTCTAAATTCAGTAAATACTGGGGAATGTGTTGGGTTTTCTAGGTCAAATAAGCGTTTTACTGTTTTGAAGATATCAATATTTTCCTCAAACGTGCGAGATGATTCAACTACCTCCCAACCTTTACCTTGCATTTTATCTTTTTTAGCTCCTCGTTTAGATGATTTTAACCATAAGATACCGTAACGATCTATTTTCTTTCCAAAACATTCTTCATAGCACTGTCCATAAACTGCAGTTTGTAACTCATATACTGTTTGGATTTGGTTAGATGTTTTTAAATCTAATAACCATAGTTCACCATTGATTTCAACAATCAAGTCACACGTACCTGCTACTTTAAGTTCATCTGAAAAGATATGGACTTCAGTTTCAATTAAAGTTGGTTTATGTGTTTCCCAAAATTCAACAAAACGTAAAAACATTTGCCAAACATCAGGATTGTATTGTGGACGACCACGTTCATCTAGAAAGTTTAATTCCTCACCATTTAAATACGCTTCAGCTAGTTCATGTACTTGAGTACCTTCTTCAGCTGCTTTTTTAACAATATAATCAGCAGAGAAACCTACTTGCTTTAGCCAATTTTCAAAAAACTTTCCTTTTGGATAATAACCCAAAACATACGTTACTGAAGGGTAATACTTTCCATTGCGACGATAGTAGCGAGAATCTGGAAGAGTGATTTGGGTTGCATCATCTGAAATTTCTAGGATGCGATTGTAGGATTGTTTAATGTTCCTTTTCTTCATAGAGTAAATAATTTTTTCTCCATAAGTTTATATTGTGTTAATGGAGAAACGGTTTGTATCAATTTGGTGAAGTTTTCAAATCCCATTTCACTAGGATCCTTACCTTCAAGTTCTACCAAATAGACTTCTTTCCCAATGTCTAAAAGCTGTTCACAAAAACCAAGGGCTTTTGAAATAGCATCGTTATCTAGGGCAATATATATTTTTTGTACTTTAGATTCTACTAGCTTTTTCATCAAACTAGATTGAATATTTTTACCAAGTAATGGAACCACGTTGCGTTTGATCGCCATAGCATCAAATGGTCCCTCACATAATATAATAGGTAAATCCCAATTAATAAACAATTCAAACGGTATAATATCGCGAGACGTTTCAGGGTTGCGGTACTTGGTGTAAGGATCTTTCTCAAATGATCTCGCGGTGAAATAATTTAATTTACCGGTGCTATCATATGAGGGTATAACAATCATATTAGCATATTGTCCTGAATCACAATAGCCTATATTATATTTAAGAATATCTTGTTTGGTAATATTTCTTTTCTTAAGATAAGCAAAAGCATGTCTTGCTACAATATCTTTGTTGTTGATAAAGGTTTTAAATTCCTTTGGTAATTCAAGTAAAGTATGTTTTATCTCTCCTATATCTTCAGTAGAGACATTTTTTACAAGTTTAGAAAGTTCTTGAAAGTAGGAAGCATCAACTTGTACTTGTTTAAATAAACTTCTTATAGTTTTACCTTTTTTACCACAAGCCCAACAAGCCCATTTATTAACACCTTCTTTGTTTTCAGTAAAATTGACTTCGAGTTTTGGTTTGTGGTGATGGCAAAACGGACAAGTATATGCTTGATTTCCTCGTGCTGTGCGTTTGCCTGTGCCTAAGACACCGTTAACTAAATTGACTAACAATTCATTTACCATAACCTAAAGATATGATATCTTTTTTAGATATCAAAATCTTTTCGGAAAAATTTACCTAAAATATTGTCGTTAAAATATAGATCGGGTTCCTCTAAAACTCTATAAACAAACAATGTCTGTGTTTCATAGTATGTTAAGAGTTTTTTAGTAGGGCACATTATTAAAATCTCACGTTTGAAATTTTCTAATGGTTCAGTTTTTTTAAGTTCAAGTAATGTTTTGTTTGAACCCCAGTATTTTTTCCAATCAGATTCTTTAATTACCATCTTGTAGGAAGCTCTACGGCCTGCTACACCTTCATACATTTCAAGTTCTTTTTTAGTTAACTTTACTTTTTTGTTATGGTAAAGTACTTTTTTACCAATATAGGATTTACCTGAAGGTATATGGATAATCTTGTAAATGAATCCAAATGTGTTGTTTGGGAATTGAGAAAAATCCTCAATTTTTTCTTTTTTATATAACCAATTCATAATTTAAATATTAACTAGGAACATAGATTACATGGTAATAAACCTCAGTAGAATCAGGAACTGATGCAGTTTCTATAGTAATAGCACCGTTTGCTGAAAGGGATCTTACTGTTACTAAATTGGGGGCTGTGAAAGAAGAAGCTTGACCTTGTATTGTTGCAGTCACCCAAGCATTTGTACCTAAAGTTTTTCCAGCTAATCCTGGGAAATCTGCTGTTGTTCCAGAATTGGATACCATTCTTACTTTACCAGCATAAAATTTAAAAGTAGCTTCAACTGGTCCTGCTCCAATATTACTATATCCTTGACTATTAATTTGAGTAACTGTACCCCCACCACCATTTAAAGCATATGATGCTGTAACAGCATATGAAGATGAAATAGCAGTTGAAGCGGAACCTGTTAAACTTCCACTTATAGAAACACTATATACTCCTGTTGTACCTCCACCTGAGGTGAATGCATCATATAGTTGGAGGATGTCTGTTGGTTCAATTGTATTACCGTCTGTAATATTTGAAGAATTTAGAGTTGCCATAATTTTATAAGTCTAAATTTATAAGTATTGTAGTATCTGTTACTGCGGAAGTTGGTAGTGGTTGTGCAAGTTTTGCCACTGCTAACAGGTTATAACTATTATCATATAATCCTATTGTTGTAACATAAGGTGAAAAATATGAACCAGTTGCAAAACCGTATAAAACTCCACTATTTGAACTTCCAGAAACTAGAGTTGGGTTTTGAGAAAAATTAAATTCGTTTTCTCGAATAGTACATTTATATTGTGTTTCGTAAATATTAAATGAAGATGAGAATGAACAAGTAATATCTGAGCTGGTGATGAAACTATTTATGAATTCAGCATCATTTATACCATAACTACTAGTTCCATAAGTAGCAAATCCGTATCCATCTTGTTTTGGAATACCATCACTAGTTAAAATGACTATTCCATGCTCATATATTATATCTCCTACTTTATAACTTCCAGATATAACATTCCCTTCACCATCATCTTTTAAAACATAATTAGAATTTGAAAGTGTAAGTGTTCCAGGTTTAACATATTCCCCAAATAAATTAGAGGGAATAGAAATAACTCCTACTATATCGTTTGATCCAGTAGGGAAATATCTATTTGCTAATAGAGTAGAAGATAAATAATTGTAATAATTTGGAGTGTAAGCTGCACCTGTTATAGTACCATCTGTATTAAAAGATGCGGTTGCTGCTGGGGATCCATCATCATTTAAAAGATAATTTGAGTAGTAAAGTTCTCTAATGGAGCGGTATACTAAAACTTGATCTTGGATATTAATTTGTCCAGTTGGATATGAACCAGAAGTCCAAAGAGAAGCAGTAACGTTTTTTCCAATATATCTATCAATTTCTACGTTTGAAGCTGTTAATTCATTTCCTATAAAGGTAAATGACTTATTTACCTCAAAAGGAGATACAATGACATCAGACGTTATAAATGACTTGAATACGCTCATTCATTCTTAGAAATCTAGTTTAACTCGTACGAGTGCTTCTTTTGTAAAGTCTTTCAATAATGGACGTGACATTTTAGCAACCGCTAATAGGTCATTACTATCATTATACATTCCTACAGTTGTAATATAAACTTGAGGAGCATTGATAAAGTTATCATAAATTACTTCACCTGTAGAGCCTGAAATAAATGATGGGTTTTCTGAGTAATTGAATTCTGAGTTACGTGCTCTAACAAATACGTAATCTGAAGTAACTGTTTCTTGGGAATTTAAAGCGAATGAATCACCTAATACAATTGAATTAAATAAACGTTGATTGTTTAAACCATCTGAGTTATTTGAACGAGATGGGAATAATCCAATTGATTGAGATACGGCAAATGGATTTAATAAAATAGTCCCTAATTCAGGAAATACTAAACCATAAGATCCTGAATTTGATACATATCCACCACCAGCAATAGCTGATCCATTAGAACCAGAAACTAACTGGAATACTTGGGTAGAACCAATAAATGTATTTACAGTAGTGTCCTGTGAATTATCTGTTAGGTTGATAATACCTCCTGAGCCTGAAAGTTTTAGATTTAATGAACCCGGGAAAAGGGATTGTTTGTAATTGGCACGTTCAATGGATAATACCCAAAAGAATGAACCTGTCATAACATTGTTTCCTGTTCCAAAAACAAAATTAGCATTTTCATCTTCTAAAATTAATGAACGATATTGTCCATAAATTGTTTTAGTATATGAATTACTTGGTACAATTGGATTATATAAAGCACTACCACTACCTAAAGAATCAGCATAAGCAATATCAAATTGTACTTGTGCTGTTGAAAGAGTAGAAGCAGTTTGATATACACTTAAATAATAATTACCAGATGATCCAGCCGCTTGAACTGAGGAAGTATAAAATTCTGTTAGAGTGGGGGCTCCGGTTGACCAAAGTGTAGAAGTGATTGAGTCACTACTTACTACGAAATCTTCAGGATCAAATCTTTTAAATGCCATTGTTTATATTTTAGCTGTTTGTTTTATTAATTGTAACTGGGATGGTTAAGCGGGCACCACTATCTAGACCTACAACTGTTAATGTAGCAGATAATTGAGTGTTTGAACCAAATAATGTATTTACGGTAGTTGCTCTCAAGTTAATTTGAGAACCAATTACTGTTGTTGATACATTAGTTCCAAGTGTAGTTGTTGAAGTAACTGCTGCATTAGCTGCAGTTGCTGCCGGAGTATTAATTCCAATTCCAGTAAATGTGCTAAATAGGCGAACATCAGAAATTGTAGCTGAATAACCACTAGTTTCAAATGTTTGTGTATTGCCTAGGTAATTTAATGTTTGAGGAGTAATTGCAAGTGAAGCTCCTTGTACCAATGTAATTGCAGAGTAACCTAAATCAAGTACAGGTAATTTAGCTGTTCCACGTGGGAGAGTAGCTAATTTATATTTCATGATTTGGGTTTCAATTGGAAACGCTTCAAGTAAAGGCATGTTTTGGATAGCTTCTCCATAGAATGCTGATCCAGATGGATGAGTTGGGTTATACAATGTATAATCAATTTCATCATCAGCTAAAGCAAATTGTGTAATACGGAATGAACCGTCATTTTTTGCTAAAAGTTCTCTACCTTTATTTGT